GAGACTTATGTTAAGTGGGGTAATCGTAAACGCATCTTTAAAATGATAGGCGTTCCATTTGAGATTAAGTTTTGTAGAGCAGAACAAATGTTGAAAGATTCTATGATCAATGATTCTAAACAAAAGCAACTATCAATGGTTGAAATGATGTTAAGAGCTTATGAGCAGTTAAATATTAAATGTGAGGAAAGTGGTTATATACAAATACAACCCAATGCTAAGTGTTTTAACTTTGATAATAAAACAGCACTGGTTTGTGATACTGATTCTGATAAACCTGTATTAGAAAAAATACATAAAGACGAGAAGGACATTATGATATTTAGTATTGAAGAATTATTTAGATGCATTCCTAAAGATTTTATGAGAGCTAAAGAACTACTAAGCAAATTAGATAAGTCAGTTAATATACAGAAGGTTGATTATGTCTAACTGGCATGGTGGTAAAGGCTCTAAGCGTAGAAAAGAAGATAAGAAGAAGATTGATGCTAACTGGGATTTAATATTTGGTAAAAAGAAAAAGGAAAAGAAAAAGAAATGAGTACATTTCATAGAGACTTAAATCAAGGCAAGAAGGTAGAAGATATAGTTCTTGCAAAAATACATAAGAAATATCCTCTTGCATCTAAGTTAGAAGGAAAAGTAAAACCCTATGATATTTATATACCTGAACTAAATATTTATATAGAAGTTAAGTCTGATAAAAAGAGCCAAGAAACAGGAAATATAGTTATAGAAATTGAAATGTATAATAAACCCAGTGGACTTAATTCTACAAAATCAGATATTTGGATTATTTATACAGGTACAGAATTTATATATATAACACCAAGCAGAATATGGGAATGTGTAAGCAGAAATATGTTAGCACCTGTAAAATTTATAGGTAAGGGAGATGATCAACCTAAGAAGGCATATTTAGTAAAGATAGATCAGTTGAAACAATATAAAGCTAAAGGAGTTTTTAATGCCAATTAAACTAAGACCTAGTGCTGTTGTTAAGGATAGGACAACAGGTAAAACAAAAACAGAACATTACTATTTAAAGAGTATGACATTACAGGAACTAAATGATTATATTGAATCGTCTAGCTCTAAGAAAAAGGTCATACAAAAATGTAAGAATGAACTAATTAGGAGAAGTAAATGAAAAAAGAAAATATTGATTATGTAAACTCACCACCCCATTATCGGAAGGGGTCTATAGAATGTATTGATGCAATTAAAGCTGCACTAACCCATGATGAATATAAGGGATATTTAAAGGGAGCAGCACTAAAATACATTTGGAGAGAATCTTACAAAGATAGCAACATACAAGACTTACAGAAGTCTGTTTGGTATATTAATAAGTTAATAGAACATTACGAGAACCTATGAAGATAGATAAACAAAAGCTAAAAGAAAAGATAGAGCAGGGTAAGTCTAGCCATGATATAGCTATGACTTATGATGTGCACCCATCAACGATCAGAAGAAAAGCTAAACAGCTTGGACTTAAGTTTGAAACACAATCGTGTTGGAGAAAGAAATGAGAATAGATGTAAAAGATAATATAAAAGAAGTAACAAAGTGGACTACTGGGGTACAGAAGAAACAAGTACCATTTGCAACTGCTATGGCTATCAACAAGACACTAGGTATTGGCAAAGGTAATCGCATGAAGGGTTTAGACAGAGCTATGCAAAAGCAAATGATTAAGAAGTTAGATAGACCAATGGCTAGAACCACTAAGGCTTTTTATAGAATAGGTGCAAGGAAAACAAATCTTACTGGTACATTAGGTTTCACTGAATGGGCAAACAAGTTTATGCAGTACCTAGTGCATGGTGGCGTTAGGTCAGGTGAGCCAAAGGTTGGCGTGCCTTATATTCCTAATGCTAAGTTAAATAAATTTGGTAATATTGCTGGAAGGAAGAATGGTTTAATCAAAAAGCAAAATCAATTCATTGGTAATATCAAAGGTATTGATGGTGTATGGGAAAGGCAGAAGGATAGGTCAGCCAAGCTGATGGTTGCCTTCAAGAACAGCGTAACTTATCAAGCTATGTTTCCCTTCTACAAGATAGCTGAGAGTTATGCTAAGGCTAACTTTGATAAGAACTTTGCTGAAGCATTTACTAAAGCACTAAGGAACGCCAAATGATAGGTTCTTCTACAGCATTCATTGTGGGTTATTCGCGACGACAGTTTTTTTTTAGCGACAGCCAAAACTCAATAGGGTAATTAACGCACTGTATGGCTACACAACGAGAGATTGCAGACCACTTGGACTTATCAGTCAAAAGAGTCTCAGAATTGATTAGAGATGGTATCTTGCCCTCAAAAAAGGGAAGGAGTCCACTTAATACAGATGTTTGCAGAGTTGCTTACATTTCATACCTAAGAAAACTAGGTGGCTACAACAAACGCAGTGGAACTGGTGATATTGCTGAAGAGAAAACAAAACTAACAGCAGCTCAAGCTAGAAAAGCAGAGTTAGAAGTAGAAGAGTTAGAAGGCAGTCTAATACCAGCACAACTTGTAGAAGATACTTGGATTGATTATGTATCTAACGCTAGAGCTAAGTTACTAGGACTACCATCAAGGATTGCACATCAGGTTATAACTGTAGATAAATATGCAGAAGCAGAGTTGATATTAAAGGAACAAGTGCATGAAGCACTAAATGAGTTAGCACAAAATGGAATACCTCAAAAATATAGAAAAGGTGATACAGGAAACCAATCAAGTTTGGACTCCACCACCCAATCTAAAGATTAGCGACTGGGCAGATAACTACAGAAGGCTATCACCTGAATCTTCAGCAGAAGCTGGTCAGTGGAAAAGTGACAGAGCACCTTTCCAAAGGGAGATAATGAATACCTTTAATGACCCTGATATTCAAAGAATAGTATTTATGAAATCTTCTCAGGTTGGTGCAACTGAGATATTGTTAAATGTTATTGGTTACTACATAGATCAAGACCCTGCTCCTATGTTAATCATGCAACCTACCTTACAAATGGCTCAGGCATTTAGTAAAGACAGACTTGCTATGATGATTAGAGACTCAGAAAAGATCAGAGATTGTGTTAAAGACCCAAGAAGTAGAGATAGTGGTAATACAGTTTTATCTAAGAAGTTTGCTGGTGGTAATCTAAACATAGTTGGTTCTAATTCTGCATCAGGACTTGCATCAAGACCGATTAGAATTGTTTTAGCTGATGAGTGTGATAGATATGAAGCATCAGCAGGAGCAGAGGGTGACCCAATATCACTTGCAACTAAAAGAACAACTACCTTTTGGAATAAAAAGATATATTTATGCTCTACTCCTACAATAAAAGGACTATCTAGGATAGAAACTGCTTTTGAAGAATCAGACAAACGCTACTACCATGTTCCTTGTCCTGAATGTGAAGAAACACAAATATTAAAATGGAAGAATGTAGTTTGGGAAGAAGATAAACCTGAGACTGCTACTTATGCTTGCGAACATTGTGGTTCAGTTATAGATGAGTCAAAAAAACAATGGATGTTAAAGCATGGTGAGTGGATAGCTTCTGCACCTAAATCAGATACAGCAGGATTTCATATATCAGAACTATATTCAGTTTGGTCTACTTGGGCAGATATGGCTAAATCATTTCTTGAAGCTAAGAAGAACCCTGAGATGTTAAAGACTTGGATTAATACTGCTCTTGGAGAATCTTGGGAAGAACAAGGTGATGCTGTTGATCACGAAACATTATTAAGTAGAAGATTAAACTATGACTACACTACTATTCCTGAAGATGTTTTAGTTCTAACTGCTGGTGTTGATACTCAGAAGGATAGACTAGAACTGCAATTGGTGGGATGGGGTAAAAACTATGAAGCATGGGTGTGTGACTATAAGATATTTTGGGGTGACCCAAATGCTATGAATGTTTGGTCAGATTTAGATGCTTACTTAAAGAAAAGATTTAAAACTGAATCTGAAAGATTGATACCTATATCTTGTTGCACTATTGACTCAGGTGGACATCATACCAATATGGTTTATCAGTTTACCAAACCAAGACAGTCAAGAAGGATATTTGCAATCAAGGGTTTATCAACAGCAGGTAAGCCAATAGCAAATAGACCTACATTTGTAGGAAAAAACAAAGCTGTTCTTTATGGTGTTGGTTCTGATAGTGCTAAAGAAGCTATCTTTGCTAGATTATCTACTGAGCCTGATACAACTACTCTGCATTTTTGTTCTGATCTTGATGAAGAATACTTTAAGCAACTTACAGCAGAAAAAAGAATCACTAAGTTTGTTAGAGGCAGAAAAACTTTAGCTTGGAAGCAGATTAGACCAAGAAACGAAGCATTAGATACATTAGTATATAACTTTGCTGCTATCTACATCCTGAATCCTAACTATGATTCTATTGAGAACAAAATACTTACCCAAGAGTCAAAACCAAGAGAAAAAACACAAAATAGACCTCAAAAAGGCATAAATAGGGGTAATTTCGCTACTTCTTGGAAATAAAGAAATTTAGGTTTTAATATTGACAATAGCCTATTGCACATTAGTGTTAGATGTAGATATATCTAAAACATTTATGAGGTTTTTGCTTGAGCAACAAATTTGATTCAACAAATTATCCACCCCAAGTTCCTACTGAACTTCAGTTGGGAGACTTTTGGGCATGGAAAAGAGAAGATTTAGCAAACGACTATCCAGTAGCAGACTATTCACTATCTTATGAATTTAATTTAGTTGATGGTGCTACAGCTTCTAATTTTACATTAACAGCAACAGAGTCAGGCGATACATATATTATCGAAGCCACTAATACATCTTCTTACACAAAAGGTAATTACAACTGGGTTTCTTACATGACTAGAAGTTCTGATTCTGCAAGAGTCAAACTTGAAGAAGGTTTTGTAGAAGTTCAAGATAATTATGCAACTACATCTGCTTCAGTTAGAAGTCATGCAAAGATTGTTTTAGATAGTATTGAAGCAGTTATTGAGAACAGGGCAAATATTGATCAATCATCTATGTCTATAGCTGGCAGATCATTATCAAGAATGTCTATAGATGAATTATTAACTTTTAGAGATAGATATAAGGCTGAATATCTTAAAGAAGTTAAAATACAAAGAATTAAAAATAAACGAGGGTCAGGAAATACTATCAAAGTAAACTTTGGTAGAGTTACTGGTTCAACTCCTAAGAGCTACACATAATGGCATGGTATAACAGAATATTAGGCGTAAATGAGCCTAAGAAGAAAAAAAGACAAGCATACAGAAGAAGCTACACTGGTGCTAATACTGGAAGGTTGTTTGCAGATTTTGTTACCACATCTACAAGTGCTGATGCTGAAATAAAAGATAACATAAGAATACTCAGAGACAGAGCAAGAGAGTTAGCAAGAAACGATAGCTATATTTCAAGATATCTAAACCTGATGATATCTAATGTTATCGGTAAGCATGGCATAAGAGTTAGCTCTAAGGCTAGGAACGATAATGGTTCTTTAGACATTGGAGCTAACCTGCTCATTGAACGTGCTTGGAAAGAATGGGGTCAAGTTGGAAGTTGTACAACTAATGGCAGACTGTCATTCTTAGATTGTCAAAAAATATTTGTTGAATCCCTATGTAGAGATGGTGAAGTATTAATCAGGAAAATAAAAGATAGCAATTCGCCTTTTGGTTTTCAGTTACAGTTTTTAGAAGCAGACCATTTAGATGAAAATAAAAATGATGTTTATAAAGCTACTGGAAATCGTATTAAGATGGGTGTAGAAGTAGATAAGTATGACAAACCAGTTGCCTATCATTTATACAAAGATCATCCATACGATAGAACTTACCTAAGCCAAGCACAACACATTAGAGTGCCTGCTGATGAGATTATCCATGCTTACCTACCTTCTAGGGCAGAACAGACTAGAGGTGTTTCTTTGGTTGCTACAGCAATGGCTAATGTGAAAATGTTAAATGGCTATTTAGAAGCTGAAATAGTAGGTGCTAGAGTCGGTGCATCTAAAATGGGTTTCTTTACTTCACCTGATGGTGATGGCTATGTTGGAGATGGAGAATTTGAGGACACATTCAATCCTACAATGAATGCTCAAGCTGGTGTATTTGAACAATTACCTGCTGGAATGGACTTTAAGGCATTTGACCCTAATCATCCTAATTCAGCATTTGAATCATTTACAACTAGCGTATTAAGAAGTATCGCATCAGGTTTAAATATTTCTTACCATTCATTATCAAATGATTTAACTTCAGTTAATTATTCTTCAATAAGACAAGGTGCTTTAGAAGATAGAAGCATGTATCAGATATATCAGCAGTTTGTAGTTGAGCATTTTATCAATCCTGTATTCCAATCTTGGTTAGAAATGTCTATATCAACAGGTTATATCAACTTGCCTATGGGTAAATATGAAAAGTTTGCTAGGTCAATCAATTTTATACCTAGAAGTTTTGCTTGGATTGACCCACTAAAAGAAATGCAAGCTAATGTTATAGGATTGCAAAATGGTACTTTAAGTTATTCAGATATATCTGCTTCTTATGGAAGAGATGTAGAAGAATTATTTGAACAGCATCAAAAAGAAATAGAGCTGGCGAAACAATATGATATTGAAATAGCATATCAACCATTTGGTCAGAAATTACCTGTAGAAGCTAAGATACAAGGTGGGGAAGAGGAAGAAGATGCCTAATCCAAACGAAGGAATGAAATCTGAAGCTCAAAAAGGTTTAGACTGGCGTGAAGAATTTGGTCGTGGTGGTACTAGAGTCGGAGCTGTAAGAGCAAGACAAATAGTAGCTGGTGAAAATCTATCTGATGATACTGTAAAAAGAATGTATAGCTTTTTCTCAAGACATGAAGTAGACAAACAGGCAGAAGGTTTTAGTGCTGGTGAAGATGGTTATCCTTCTAATGGCAGAATAGCTTGGGCATTATGGGGTGGAGATGCAGGATTTAGCTGGTCAAAAAGATTAGTAGAACAAATGAAAAAAGAAGAAGATAGACAAACAAGTTTTGATTCAATTAATGAATCAGAAAAACATCCTTTATTAACAAATGAAGAGGAGAAATCTATGAATAAAGAAGATAGACATATCCTTAATGTTACTGAGACTGACAACACTGTTGTTGTTGAATTTCAGAAGCATGAGGATGTAGAACATGAAGGTGAAGAAGTAGAAACAACTGAAGAAGTATCTATGACTGAGTCAGATGAGGAAAGAAAAGTAATTGATATGCCTATGAAATTTAGGACTATTGATTTATCTAAACATTCTTATCTTGATGAGGAAAGTAGAGTAGTTCGCATAGGAGTTTCTTCTGAAGAACCTGTAGAACGTAGTTTTGGCATGGAAGTGCTAGGACATTCTGCTGATGATATAAACATGGAGTTTATAAATTCAGGCAGAGCACCATTATTGCTTGATCATGATATGACTAAGCAAATTGGTGTAATTGAAGAATTCAAATTAGATGAGACAGCAAAAAGGACAACTGCTGTAGTTAGATTTGGTAAATCTGCTTTAGCTCGTGAAGTATTTGAAGATGTGGCTGATGGTATACGTATGAACATTTCAGTTGGCTACAGAATTGATAAACTGGAACGATATCAAAACAATGATGAGACTTACTATAAAGCTCAATGGACTCCTATGGAAGTTTCTTCTGTATCAGTCCCTGCTGACCAGTCAAGACTTGTTGGTGTTGGTCGTTCTAAACAAAAACAAATAAATAACACAAAGGTGAGAATAATGGATAACGATAAAAAACAAGATATTAATCTTGATGAAGTTAGAACTCAGACTATTGATGAAGCTAAAGCTGAATTTAAAAGAAACTCAAAAGAGATTATAGATTTAGCAGCTAGACACAATAAAAGAGATTTAGCTGACAAAGCAATCGCTGATGGCGTATCTGTAGAAGAATTCAGAGGTGTATTATTAGAAAATATTTCTAACAACACTCCTTTAGAAACTCCTTCAGAAATCGGTATGAGCAAAGAAGAAGTAAGAGAATTTAGTCTAGTAAAAGCAATTAGAGCTATGGCTAATCCTTCAGACAGAAGAGCACAAGAAGAAGCAGCATTTGAATTTGAATGTTCTGCTGAAGCTGCAAGACAGTATGGCAAAGATGCACAAGGCATTATGCTTCCTGCTGAAGTGCTAAGAAGCTGGGGTAAAAGAGACTTAAACACATCTGATGATTCAACTCTAGTAGCTGAAGATTACAGAGGAAATGACTTTATTGATGTACTTAGAAATGAGTCTTCAGTAATGCAAGCTGGTGCTACTATGCTTAGAGGATTACAAGGTAATGTTGTAATACCTAAGAAAACTGCTGGTGCATCTGCTGGATGGATTGCAACAGAAGGAAGTGCTGCTGCTGAGTCTGAGTTTACTGCTGGTTCAGTAACTATGTCTCCTAAAGTCATTGGTGCTTTTACTGATGTAACAAGACTGTTATTACAACAATCTTCTTTAGATGTTGAGAACTTAATCAGAGATGACCTAACAAAATCAATCGCTACTGCAATTGACTTAGGTGCTTTAGCTGGTTCAGGTTCAAGTGGTCAACCAACAGGTATTGCTAATACTTCAGGTATTAACACTACAACTTTCGCTGCTGCTAACCCAACATGGGCAGAAATCGTAGCTATGGAAAGTGCTGTTGCTAATGACAACGCATTGACTGGTTCTTTAGGTTACATATGTAGACCTGCTGACTTTGGTACTTTAAAAACAACTGAAAAGGCTACTGGTACTGCTCAGTTTGTTGTTTCTCCTGACAATAGCATGAATGGCTATAATGTTGTCAGAAGTAATCAAGTAACAAGTGGTGATTTCTACTTTGGTAACTTTGCAGACCTATTAATTGGTATGTATGGTGGACTAGATATTACTGTTGACCCTTATGCATTATCAACTTCAGGTGGAGTAAGAATTGTTGCTCTACAAACTGTTGATGTAGCTGTAAGACATGCAGTATCTTTCTGTAAATCAAGCGACTAATTAACTGATGCTTAAATGGAATGGGGGTGGAAACACCCCTACCTTAAATATGAAAAAATATAAAATATTACAAGATACAATGGCTGGTGGTTCAAAGGTTCATGCTGGAGATATAGTAGAACTTAATGAAGTTGAAGGTCATTCTTTATGTGCTTATCACAAAGCAGAAATTCATGTTGCTAAACCAAAGGCTAAAAAAGAAGATAGAAGTGTAGGTTTAGAAACATCAAAGGTTAAAGCTCCTAAAACAAGAGCTAAAAAGTAAACCATGCCTTTAGAGAGTGCATTAGATTTTAACGCCTATGTTGATACAACAACAGGTCATGGTGTTACTGCTACATTCTTTGAAGTGCAACAATCTTTATGGGATGACTTCCCATTAATAGATACTCTTTTTGATATTGATTCAGGTTTTTCTAAAAACATTAATATTATTATAGATCAAGAGTATTTCAACATAGAGGGTGGAACAGTGCCTGTTGCTGGTTATCAACCAAGAGCAATAGTTAAAGCATCTGATGTTCCTTATATATCCCAAGAAGATAAATTATTAGTTGATGCAATTACAACTAATCGTGGCAATGTATTAAAACCAGCTACAACATTTATAGTTAGAACAGTTGAGCCTGACAACACAGGTTTAGTTTCTTTGGTTCTTGAGGAAGAATAATGTCTCAATTTAGATTAGAAACTGAAGAAGATATGCTAGGTTACTTAGACATCAATTTTGGTCATGGTGTAAGTGCTGTTTATACAAACTCAGGTACTTCTACAACAATCAATGTGATTCTAAATAATGAATATGTAGAACAAGAAGAGGGTATTGGCGTTGAAGCATTAAAACCAATAGCCTATTGCAGAACTATAGATGTTCCGAATATTTCATTTGGAAATACTTTAAATGTATCTGCAATAAAAGATACAAATGGTAATATACTCAAAGCAGCACAAAACTACACTGTAGTAAACATACAAGCAGACAGAACAGGTTTTAGTGCATTAATGTTAGAGGAAATATAATGGCAAACCATATCAGACAACAAATAAGAGAAAAGATTGGTACTACTTTAACTGGCTTAACCACAACTGGGTCAAGAGTTTATGAGTCAAGGGTTTACCCACTAGAAACAGTACCAGCATTAGTTATCTACACTAAATCAGAAACATCTGAGCCGATAGTTATAGGTACTGATCGAGTAATGAGTAGAGAATTATCAGTAGTGGTAGAAGGATATGCAAAAGCTACTAGCAACTTTGATGATACTATTGATACAATAAGCAAAGAAGTTGAAGAAGCAATAGCAGCAGATAGAACTTTAGATGGATTAGCTAAAGACTGTTATTTAGAATCAACTGAAATAGAGTTTAATGGTGAAGGTGAGAAACCACTAGGGTATGTGAGTTTAACCTTTTTAACTAATTACTATGTCAAGGAAACTAATCCTGATATAGCAGTATAGGAGACAATTATGAAAATGATTAGTCCTGATGGAAAAGTTTTAATAGATGCTCACCCTTCTAAGGTTGAGTCTTTATTGAATATGGGCTGGAAAGAAGAAGCAGTCCATTCGCAAGATAAAATTAAACCTTCTTCTAAGAAAAAGTCGAAAGACGAGGTAGAAAATGGCAACACATAAAGGAAGTGAAGGTACTGTTAAAGTCGGTACTAATGCTGTAGCTGAAATTAGATCATATTCATTAGAAGAATCTTCTGACACTTTAGAAGATACTTCAATGGGCGATTCTGCAAGAACGTATAAACCATCATTGACTTCTTTCTCAGGAAGTTTAGATGTATTTTGGGATGAGACTGATACTTCAGGACAAGGTGCTTTAAGCATTGGCTCAGAAGTAACTCTTAATGTATATCCTGAAGGAGATACAGCAGGTGATACTTATTATACTGGTTCAGCTATTGTTACTGGCGTTTCAAGAAGTGCATCATTTGATGGATTGGTTGAAGCTAGTATTTCAGTACAGGGCAATGGTGCTTTAACATCAACAACAGTATAAGAATATGTCAGCAATAGATAACGCAAAAAAGCATTTTGCAGAGCAAGATGTCAAAGTAATCGAAGTGCCTGAATGGGGTGAAGATGACAAAGCCTTAAAAATATACAGTAAGCCATTAACGCTAGCTGAAACTTCTAAGCTCTATAAAATGAGTAAAGAAGATGATCTAACAATGATGGCTTATGTTCTTATTTACAAAGCACTAGATGAAAATGGAGATAAACTTTTTGATTTAGCAGATAAAAATGCTTTATTAAACAATGTTGATAGAGAGATATTAGTTAGCGTTGCACAACAAATCATGGGTCAAGAACCCATTGAGGATGTCAAAAAAAACTAACAAAGGATGCTAATTTATATGTGCAATATGCACTAGCTGAAAAACTTGGAAAAACCTTAAAGGAACTCCAAGAAATTAGTGTCCAAGAATATCAAGGATGGATAGCTTACCTAGAGTTAGCTGAAGAGAAACGAAACAATGGCAAATAAAAAAGTAAAGTTTGAATTAACAGCAGTAGATAAGACTAAAGCAGCTTTTGATAAAGTTACTAGAGGTCTTAAGGGCGTTGGCTCAGTTGCTGGTGGAGCAGCTAAAGGCGTTGCTGGTGTTGGTTTGGCTGCTACTGCAACTGCAACTGCATTAGCAGTATTAGTAGATAAATCATTTCAAACTGTAGATGCTATTGGAAAAACTGCAACTCAAACAGGCATAGCTACAGATACATTACAAGCATTTCACTTAGCTGCTAGAGAATCAGGAACTACTGTTGAAGGAGCTAATACAGCTCTTATTAAATTTGCTAGAAGTGTTGGTGATGCACAAAGAGGTGTTAAAACACAATCAGATATATTTAAAGATTTAAATGTTAATTTAAAAAATGCTGATGGCTCAATGAGGTCTTTTGATGAAATATTAGGAGATACAGCAAAAGGAATTACAGAGCTTGGAGATCAAACAGCTAGAGCAACAGCATTAGCTAATTTATTTGGTAGACAGGGTGTAATCTTAACTGGTGCTATCAACGACCTTTCTGAAAGTGGCATGAAGAACTTTATACAAAGAGCTAAGGATTTAGGTATTGTATTAAGTGAAAAGGTTATAAGAAGAACTGAAGAATTTAATGATGCTATTGGTGTTATTAAAATGCAAATAGGCTCTTTTGTTAATAATATTACAACATCATTCTTGCCTGTATTTGAGGAAATGCAGAAAAAAATAGCTAGCTTCATTCAATCATCAGTAGATGAAGCTGGTGGTATGGATGCTTTAGGTTTAAAGATTGCAAACAGCATTATTGA